CTTGGCCATAAACACCTGTGCACTTCGGTGCAACAGGACCATCCACCTGACTGACCATCAAGGAGATGGTATGCCGAAACCGTACACCAAGAAGATCGAGACAACCCTGACTGAAGGGCTCAAAAACCAGTTCGGCACTTGGACTACTGGTCCTCGTGTCGTAACTCGTGAAGAGTCCGGATCAAAGTTAGCCGTCCTTCTTGATACGGATAACGGCACTGCGAGACCGTGGAGTAACTACTCCATCGTCAAAACGGTGACGACAGGCAGTATGCTGAGAACGGACTATTGGAATACGTACCCTTCAGGTACGCCACCCCAGTACATCCGTTACTACAGAGGGTTTCTCACGTCTGACAACCCTTACAAGGTTGATGACACGATAGCCTTTCTGTCCTCAGTTGAATCCGAGGCCCAGGTTGGGGCACTCGGAAAGCTGATTAGTGCTCTCAATTCTGAGAAGGCCCAGTGGTCGCTTGCGACATCACTGGGTGAGGCCCGTGAAACGGCCTCTCACATTGGGAGCACCGCCCGCCGCATTGCGGCGGGCGCCCTCGCCTTACGGCGGGGGAAGTTCAGCGAAGCCTTGAGACATCTCAAGGGCTCACCCGAAGGTAAGGGGAAGCGCCGAAAGGACTCTTCTCCCTTATCGGCTGATGACTTCTCATCAGCCTGGTTGGAATACAGCTATGCTTGGATTCCACTCCTGGGTGACATCGACTCCGCGGCGAAGTACCTCGCGGAGAAGCGGCTTAAGTCAGGCCCGCGTCGCAAGACGATTGGCCGAAGACATACCGCTGAGGGGCTCACTTTTACTGATATCGGCACCGGACTAAACGCCCGGTGGCGAGAGCAGAGAAGTGATGTGTCGATAGTGAAGTATACGTATGATGTTTCTCCAAACTTCTCACGTAACTTCGAGACACTCGAAGAACTCGGTTTCACCGACCCCTTCGGGGTGGCTTGGGATTTACTCCCACTATCTTTTGTCGTCGATTGGTTCTTGAATGTTGGGCAGGTCCTTGAGAGCCTGCACACATTCTCCCAGTGGAAAGTGCACCGTGGATTGGTTTCCACGCGTAACACTCTCTGGAGGATGAGGTATATGACCCAGAATGCCACTAACGTGGACGGTAACGGCGACATCGCTGTCATCGTATCTGGAGCGTATGCCCCTACCTTCCGGAGGGATTGGTCCAAAAGACTGGTCACCTCCAACTTTCCAACCTCAATTCCTTTGAGGTTTAAAGTTGACAACCCTTTCGATCTCAATGGTCAACAGATGGCCTCTGCGGTAGCTTTGCTGCAGAAGGCCTTCCACTAACCCTTTCCCTTTAGGAGAGAAAACCCATGGCATCCTTTGCCAATGTGTCCATCAACGATGGGCAAACGACTCCCGTTGCTCACAGCTTCACGACCGGTCCCGTGGTTGTCCTGCCGGATGGCGCCAAGCGCTACACCTGGCTGGACTTTTCGGTGAACGGCGGCGTGGTGATCGGAGCCAACCGGATCGACATGGACGTGAAGTCGCCGACCTTTGTCTCGTCGCAGTCCCCCAAGGCGGGAGACTCGGCGAACCAACTGTCGGTGAACACTCGCGTCACTGTTCCGACCCTGGAGACGCTCTCGAACAACACGTCGTCGGGCATCAACCCCCAGCCGACGCACGCCTTCGACACCACTGTGTGGCTGAAGACCGTGCGGAATGGCCGGGCCGTTGCCCAGAACGTGAAGGACGCGCTCGCCTTTGCGCGTAACTTTTCTCAACTCACTGTCTACACGGACACGGTGCTGAATTATGCACCCCCGACGGCGTAAGCCGCCGGCCGTTACGACCTAACCGAGCGGGGTTCCCTTCTGGGCCCTGTGTGTTAACCTTTGGAGAAACACACTATGAATCCCTTTCACACCGTTACCGAAAAGCACTTACTAGAGCTCGCTCCTCCCGGAGCGCTCCAGCACAGTGTCATCGTGGTGGCACATGGCCTTGGCCATGATACCATCGAGGTGCCACTGAGGCTTTTCGCTGGTGGTCAGCCCCTCAGCCGGAGGCTGGCATTGGTCTCACAGACCATTGCTAATCACTTCGGCTTTACCCATTCTGAGGCGACGAAGAAGAACTTGCGGACTGCTCTAGTCCACGGAGTCCTCTTCTCCGCCGTTAACGGGTGGGAGAGGCTGATTGTGGGTATTCAAGCTGCTACTCGGCCTTATGCGTGCGCAGTAACCGTCTCACCTCCCCACGAGAGTGGGCAGTGTGGATGCGTCATTGTTAGCGCTAAGGACCGGGCGTCCTCCTTCGACTTCCACCAGGTAGTCTCGCCCATATCGCCGCCGGCCATAAGCCGGCTGCTCTACCGGGCGGATCTAACGTTCCCCCTGTTGCACAATACAGTGCTGCCGGGGGGGTGGGATGCGTAAGGAGAACAAAACGCTTAACCAGCGTGTAGCAGACTACTCGGTTCCGACCTGGGATCGCCTACTGCGTGTCTTCCGACTTGCTTTGGAGGAGATCGACTCCCCCCGCGCCCTGTCTGTCTGGATTATCGCCAAAAGCGGTAACCCGAGCGAATTGAATCAGTTGGTTTTCAAACCGGCTGATTATAACTCGTATGACAGTGCTCGGAGAGCGTTTCAGGCCACTGAGTTGCTCCGCAAGTATGCGGGGTTGCCGGGTACCTCACCCCGGCAGAGAGAGACTGCCGCCTTTTTTAAGGCGGATGAGGCAGAAGCCCAGTGCTGCGCGACTAATCGCAGGATCCTCGACTGGACACTCGGATCCGGCTACCCTGCCGGCGTCGAGCGGACAATCACGTCCGCTCAACGAAAAATTATCCGAGTGCTTGGTCGATTTAGCCTCGATGAGTTGGCGAAGCGCTGCAGGTGGGGCCCCGGTTCAGACGCTCTTAACAAGCGTCCTTACGTGGCCGCCTATCACAAGTTCGATCGCGAATTATCTGCGACGAAGGGTGTGATGCCATTGCTGGCCTCTATTCTAGAGGCCAACTCCCTCTGGTCCTGCTGGTTAGCAGGTCGAGACGTAGATGGGCCTTTCAGCCCACGCACCGTCTTCAGACAGGGGAATGGCGCCCTCACCGTGCCAAAAACGGCACATACTGACCGATATATATGCGTTGAGCCCGCTGCGAACATTTACGTTCAACTCGGGATTGGAAAGATGATGAAAGTCCGCCTTAGAGATAGGGCGGGCATTGACTTATCTGACCAAGGGGTCAACGGTTCCTACGCACGCAAAGGTTCGAAAACCGGAGCATGGGGGACTATCGATCTCTCTTCTGCGAGCGATACAATCGCCCGCAGACTCGTCGCATTGCTCTTTTCCCATCCCTCGTTAACACCGTGGCTTCGTGCCATGGAATTATCGAGGTCCGCTTTCACGTACCGAAAGGATACGGGGTGGACTCTGAACCACAAGTTCAGTAGTATGGGGAACGGCTTCACTTTCGAGCTTGAGACCCTGATCTTCTGGTCTCTTGCTTCTAGTGTGGCTGATGAGCTGGGTGGGGAATGCCCCACCGTGTACGGTGACGATATCATCGTCTCACAAGGAATCTTCGCGCGGGTCAAGGAAGTGCTCGAGTTGTGCGGTTTCAGCGTAAACACGCGAAAATCTTACAACGACGGTTACTTTCGTGAATCGTGCGGAGTGAACTCATGGGACGGGATTGACATCCCAGTTACACGGCTCGAAAAACTGGAAACTTTAGCTAATCTGTACTCCTTTCACAACGGGTTGGTTCAACTGGGGCTTGAAAAGGCTTCACGCGAACTCGTCCGGTGCATTCCGAAGGACCTAAGGTTCTTCGGACCCCCTTCGGGGGGGGATGCAGTACTGCATTCACGATCGATGGATCTCTGGCGCACTCGTCCTGTCGGACGGGAGCATCAGGTCTTCCACTGGGCGTGGGCTGTTACCGGTTTGCGATTCAGAGCTTTGGAAACTCCGAATCGCCATTACGAGCCCGCAATCCTTCACTCCTTCGCTGTAATGCGCCCTGCCGGCGACTCTCCACTCTGTGGAGGCTACCGGTGGGGCAGCCAGGGTTTGGCAACCCTGTCTGATGGAGTGTGGGAGGTCGGTGAGCAGTTGATACATTGGTCAGATGTATCGACCGACCCCTTACATTACGTAAGGGGTTAACCCTCTTAGCCGCGTTAGCGGCTGTCCCCACGGGGTGGTGACTCTTCCCAAAAGGAAGGCCAGGGCCTAAGAGAGCCC